ACGATCACGTTCGTTTGCGCGACCTATTTGCTTGGGGAAAACTTCAGCGCCACCGTACCCTAGCCCAGCTGCAAACTCATTGAGCTTGGCGACCATGTCAATGGCTGCTATGGCAGGTTCGCAAAATAAGTACAAGTGTGCGCCACCAGACTTCGACCTGCACAGCACCAATGGGGTGGAGCGTATCTTTTCTTCCAGCGTCTCCAAGCTCTCGTTGAGCTTCACGTCACCTCGGATGTCAATGTCAATCACCCCAAAATTGCATGAGTTGTTCTCTCGCAACATGATGATGCCTAGGATGTAGTCGCCACCATTCAGGTGTGACTCAAAATTGACTTGGGTGACTGGCTCGCTTATGGTCAATGCACGGCCCGACATCTTGCCGTCTGCTTCTGTCTTTTGAACTCGATACTGTCCATGTGCGTGTTCGTAACCACGGAACAGCTTCATGAATCTTTTTGTGTCCTGCATCTTCTTCCTTTCTGACTCGTCGGCAAGCTGCGCCCCAATTTGATCCCGTATACAAAAAGGAGGGCAGCTTGCCTAACAACCAGTTGGTTGTTTTAGAATGGCACCTCGTCCTCATTGACAGTGCCTGTTGGCTTCAAAACGCCAGCTGCGACCTGCTGCTTGAAGTCACGTGCAGCCAAATAGATCACAGTGCCATTCGGATTGTTTTCCAGTATGCCGCCAGACTTGGCATCAAACTTCATCTTCACACTCCAGCCAAACCAAGAGCCTTGATCGTTTTCTTCTGGCATTGTTGAAAGTGTGTAGGCGTTCCAGAACATCGCAGGATTTATTGTGCCGTTGCCTTGTGGGTGAGGAACCTGTAGACGGTTGATCATTGAGTTCCATTGGCGTGCACGTTTCAGCTGAGACTTGCTCATTGAAAGCATTGCTGGGGAATAGTTGCCATCATCCTCAACAACATACACGAAATATTCGCCTGTTGGAACAATCTCATTACCTTCGTCGGTCAGGTATTCACCGCGACTGCCACGAGTGCAATTGTCCAAGCATGAGCTGTCGGAGCCATGATCATTGACCAAGCCACCACGATCCGCTTTCCACTCGATGTGGGCACGACGATAACTAATCGGAACTACTGTTATGCCTTTCTCGCCATCATAGACTTCGTTGGAAACATTGTCATAGATGTGGCCAGCCTCAGCACCATCAACATATGCGCCATCACGCTTGTTGATCTGCGGGGACATTTGTTGCAGGATAGATAAGCGTGGGATCATCATGTCGTCTTTGGACATTCCCTCGCTGGCTGATCCTGCATCTTCGAGCAACATATCCATTACAGATAGGGATACGATGTTGCTTTCTTCTTTCAGTGCTACTTCTTTTTTCGCCATTAGATTATCTCCTGATGTTTGCTGCACGACCTGTGTAAACTCTAAACAGGTCTAGGGGGATGTCTTTGCCTTCGCTCAAACGCTCTTTGATGAAGCTGTTGAGTGAGGACGGATGGACACCAATCGCACGCTTGTAATAAAGTTGACGTTCACGCAGCTCTTCTGTGAAGGCATTGCATTCGTCATCTTCATTGCGCCCAAACTGGACCTCAACATTGCTCTTGATTAAGTCAGCGGCACCATGGCCGCGCAACCATTCAAAACACTGTTGTTGCCGTATCGCCAGCTCGTCTTGGGAGTCACCTTTTGCACGTGCGATTGCACCTGCGCTCGGGACTGAGCCTGTGATAACATCTTTGATCTCCACCTTGGCACCATTGGTGAGGGTGAATTCTTTGATGTTCAGTTCTTGCATCAAATCAGGCAAGTCTTGTTCGGCGATTGCTTTTAGATCCAGCTTTCTGTTCTTCAACAGCATCTCAAGATTATCACACTCAGCTTGAATGTCATACATCTTTTTAGCCATATCCGAAATTGCACCTAATTCATTGGACGCAGGTGCCACGTCCTCCAGCAGATCTACTTGCTCTTTCATGTTAAGCCTTTCTCATTTCGAGGGCAACAGGCATGTACCAACCTTTACGACGATCCCTGTCTCCCTCCTCAAAATTGCGCTCCCAACGTAGGATGCGCACGACTGATGACATTTCTGATGCGATCATGCAGCACACCATCACAGCAATAGGGTCACCACCTCCTGGCCATAGGATGTAATCCTCTGACCCGAAATCTTTCATAATACGACGAGCTTTTTGGATGGATGGTCCTGGGACAAACTGTGGCTTGTCTTCCGGCTCAAATACTATTTCTAATGCACCATAACGTGATGCGTCACTCAAGTCAGGAGTCCATCCAAACTTGTTTTCTCTAGGTCGATTGACGACGTAAACTTTAGGCATAGAGTGTCCTTTCTCAGTGAGCCTTAACTATGCCTGCAAAGAATTCAAAAGAAAACAAGAAAATTTCAAATAAAGCTCTTGTTGTGCGAAAAAGAAAAATTGTTGTTTGATAACAACAGCGTTCCCAACGAACCCAATGTTTTCAGTGCAGTTGTTTTCTGACCCGTCCTTTTCTACTTTACTATAAGGGAATATTTCAGGTTATTTTTTTGTTGTTCAAAATCAGCAAAAGACTGGGAACGTGGGTTACGAATCATGCAAGTTGCTGTAAATAAATAACAATAGTAGTTTCCAGAGTCGTGTTTTGATTGGGGTGGAGAACCCAGAGACTGGGAACCTTCTGCAAGTGCTTGGAAACATTGGTAATCTTTTTTGTTGCCTTTTATCCATAATAAAGCGATACTATCTTTACTGGCTGGGGTTGGCCCTGCTGGTTTGAGAAAGGAACTACTAATGTTTACCATCGGTCAAAAGATCATCGTCAGGGATCCTGATAACTTTTACTGCGGTTACTTCGCGAAAGTAACTGAATTCTACAGCCAGACAATTGTTATGGTTGATCGTGGTGGTGTGAGCTTCCCTCTTAAATTAGAACATGTGGAGGCAGCGTAATGAGTGGGGCAACAGCTGAAGAGTTCGCCAAGTGGACATCCATGGCCAAGAAGTGCACCGACGATGAGTTGGCTTTTGTCATTAAAGATTGTCGTGAAGCTGGGGAAGCAATGCGTGGTTGGAATCCTGAAAAGGAAAACTATTACGCCGATCAGCGGATGACTTACTCGGATGAGATGCGTCGTCGTCAAAAGAGTGATCCTTTCGCTTTCGCTAAGTTCTTCAACAATGGAGTTTTCGTTGGCAAACTTAACACCTGAACAACAGCGTCAAGAGATCTTGCGTCAACAGCAAGAGATTAGGAGGCAGATACGAATAATGAACGCTGTTCATGATGCTAACCTTTTTCTGGCCAGAGCGGTTGCTTTTGTCAATGGTAAAAGTTAAATTTACTCCCCTTCATCTGGTTAGGTTTCGTACTGCAAAGATGGAGGGTTTCTTTTTGCCCAAAGATCAGCGATAGTTGGCTCAGTTATTTCCCAGTTGACCACTGCAAGCAAGGTTGAAAGGCTAAAGAAAATGAGCGTAGAGAAAAAGAAACTAGGCCGTCCTCCCAAGCCCAAGGAGCCGAAGACCATAGTAAAGAGGCCAATAAACAATGGCCCACCAGTTAAACCAGAGGCATGGGACGGCAAATTCAAGTCAGTTGAGCCAATGGCCAAACAAAAGGCTTCCCGTGGTCGACAAAACAAATACAAATGGAACCACAACGCAACAATCAACTGGATCATGGGCCAAGCTGACCCTGTCGGGTTCCTGTCGGCTGTCATGTCCGGTAAAGAGATATTCCCCGTTTACGTCAAAGATGCAGAAGGCTTGGCAACCCAAGCTGGTGCTATTGCTGCTGACCCAGAGCTGCGTGTCATGGCGGCAAAGACTCTTCTCGGCAAATGCGTCCCAGACCTGAAGGCTGTTGAGATCAAGGCCCAGATTGAAGAGCGCAAAGTATTAGACATCAGCAGATTGTCCGGAGACGACCTAAATGCAATTGAACGAGTTCTTGAGCACGCTATCACTGACAGAGATCAGAGCGGAGAAGATGAAGAGGTCTTTGAAGGAATTTACCAAGAGCTCATGGCCGACGATTGAGCCAAGCTCTGAATTCACTGACAACTGGCACCTCGATGCAATCTCTGAGCACCTGCAGGCCGTTGTTGAGGGTGATATAAAACGACTGATCATCAACATCCCTCCGAGGCACATGAAGTCAATCTCAGTTGCGGTAACGATGCCAGCTTGGACTTGGACGTTTGCTCCTGCCAAGAAATTCCTTTATGCTTCTTATGCTTCCGGACTCTCCATCCGAGACAGCGTTAAGTGTCGGCGTTTGATTGACAGTCCGTGGTACAAGACTCATTTTGGAGAGTCTTTTAGTCTGACTGGTGATCAGAACCAGAAGCAAAGATTCGAGAATGACAAAACTGGCCAAAGGATTGCAACGTCAGTTGATGGTGCACTGACTGGGGAGGGTGGCGACATAATCGTGATTGACGATCCGCACAATGTTCGGGAGGCAGATTCATCAGCCGTCCGAGAGGGTGTTCTTGAGTGGTGGGATCAAGCCATGCAGTCGCGGTTCAACGATCCCAAGACTGGTGCGTTCGTCGTTATCATGCAAAGAGTGCACGAGGGAGACTTGACAGGACACATATTGGCCAATGAGATGGACAATGAGTGGGATCATCTGTGCTTACCAGCCCGATACGAGATTGGCCACCCGACTGCAACAAGATCAAGCCTCGGATTCACAGACCCACGCACCAAGGAAGGAGAGCTGCTATGGCCAGATCGGATTGACGACAAGACTCTTTCCAACCTTGAGCGAAGTCTTGGGACATATGCCTCAGCCGGACAGCTGCAACAAAGGCCAGCCCCGAAAGGTGGTGGGATCTTAAAGTCAGAGTGGTGGGTGCCTTGGGAAGAGAAAGACCTCCCAGATATTGAATATGTATTGCAGTCTTGGGACACAGCTTTCAGCATCAAAGAGAAGTCATCTTATTCTGCTCGCACCACGTGGGGGGTCTTCCGACACAGGGGAGCCATGTGCGCAATCGTCCTTGAGGCTTGGTGGGATCGTGTTACTTACCCAGAGCTGCGCAAGATCGCTCAAGAGTCGTATGAAGAATATTCTCCGGATGCTGTGTTGATCGAGAAGAAAGCTTCTGGCCAAAGTCTGCTGCAAGATTTACGCATGGCTGGTGTGCCAGTTATTGAATATTCTCCGGACAGAGACAAGCAAGCTCGTGCCCACGCAAGCTCTGCATTATTGGAGGATGGAAGAATTTACTTTCCAAAAGACAAAAAGTGGGCTAAAAATTTAATTGATATCTGTGCTGCATTCCCAGCGGTTGAGAATGACGACATAGTTGACACGTGCACGCAAGCGTGGTTGAGATTGCGCAAAGGCTGGTTTGTCACTCATTCAGGTGACTATGAAGAAGAAGACGAGCCAATGAGGAAAAGGTTGACGATGTATGGCTGAACCTGTTATCCCATTCGCAGAAGGCTCCCCGCCTGATGATCTCATGGTAGAGACTTTGCCTGATGGTGATGTGTTGATCGGTGATCCAGAGATGGATGAGCCTGATGATTCTGAAAGCATTTTTGATGCAAACTTGGCAGAAGACCTAGACGAGAAAGAGTCAGAACGAAAAGCTGGCATCCTCACAGGATATTTTGAGAACGACGAGTCAGCTCGCTCTGAGTGGAAAGAACGCTACAAGCAAGGCTTGATGACTCTCGACCCAGAAGGTGGGATGAATGAGAACGAAGAAGAGCGAGCCGTTAGAGGTCTCAGCACCGTAGTTCATCCACTGATCGCAGAAGCTGCCACCCAGTTCAACGCCAAAGCCATCGCAGAGCTTTATCCAGCTGGCGGTCCAGTCAAGACCACCATCATCGGAGAGCCAAACGAAGAGACAGAGAATCAAGCACGTCGTGTCAAGGAATTCATGAACTACCAGATCATGGAGCAGATGCCGGAATACTTCCCAGACCTTGACCAGATGTTATTTCACCTGCCATTGGTTGGCCAGACGTTCAAGAAGGTTTGGTGGGATGCAAACTTAGACCGCCAATGCAGCCAGTTCGTCAAAGCTGAAGACTTTGTCGTTGCACCAGAGAGCAAAGACCTTTACACTTCCCCACGCTACACCCACATAATCAAAATACCTAAGAACGATTACAACAGGTATGTCGCGGCTGGTTGGTATCTCCCGACGGAATACACTGGTGATGCAGTTGATGGAGATGATGGATTCATCGATCAACAAATTGAAGGTGTAGACAAAGAAGACGACTCTGACGACGATGTCATGACTCTTTTGGAAATGCATTGTTACGAGGCTTTTGAGGGCATCGATGGAATTGAGGACGAAGAGTCTGAGAATTTAGTCATGCTGCCTTACGTCATCACCATCGACTATGACTCTGAGAAGATCGTAGCCATCCGCAGAAACTGGGACGAGGACGACGAGGACAAAAAGCGCAGAGACTGGTTCGTCAGCTACAAGTTCTTGCCTGGATTGGGATTCTACGGTTTCGGCCTTTACCACATGATCGGTGGTTTGGGCAGAGCAGCCACAGGCTCTTTGCGTGCACTTCTTGACTCCGCAGCCTTTGCGAATATGCAAGGTGGCTTCAAGCTGAAAGGCAGAGTCAGCGGTGGTGACATCGAGATAAATCCTGGGGAGTTCGTTGATCTTGACGCTACAGTCGATGACGTCAGCAAGGCCATTATGCCTTTGCCGTTCAAAGAGCCTTCCCAGTCATTGTTCAACCTTCTCGGATTCATCGTGCAAGCTGGCCAAAGGTTCGCTTCGACTTCTGACCTAAATGTTGGAGACGTCAACCCGAATGCACCTGTTGGGTCAACTGTCGCTCTGATTGAGCAAGGCTCCAAGTCATTCAGCGCAATCCACAAGCGTCTGCATTATGCGCAAGGTCAAGAGTTCAAGCTGCTAGCCAAGCTGAATGCAGAGCACCTAGAAGATTCATTCAAGTTCTCAGTTGCTGGTTCTAGTGAAACAATCTTTGCCACTGACTTTGACGACCGCATAGACATTGTTCCTGTTAGCGACCCCAACATCTTCAGCACTGCCCAGCGCATTGCTCAGGCCCAAGCAATCTTGCAGATGGCTCAGTCAGCTCCGCAGCTGCATGATCTTTATGAAGCCTACAAGCGCATGTATGAGGCAATCAGGATCCCGAATATCGACGAGATCTTGAAGAAGCCAGAAGAGGCTCCGAGGACAGACCCAATCGACGAGAACATGTCAATCATGTATGGCAAGCCAATCAAGGCTTTCCCAGAGCAGGATCACGAAGCCCACATTGCGGTGCACATCCAATTCATGCAAGATCCATCTTTGGCTGGCAACCCAGCAGCCAAGACCATGCAACCGATATTGATTGCCCACGTTGCCGAGCACGTTGCATTGCTGTATCGTCAGCGGATGGAGGCCAGCATCAATATGTCGCTGCCACCATTGCCGAATCTCAGAGACCCAAAGTTCGCAATGAAAGACATCGATCCAGAGATGGACATGTTAATATCTCAGCGTGCGGCTCAGGTCGTGGCAGCAGCTCCGCAGATGCAACCGATCAAAGCTCTGCAAGCTGCAGGCCAACAAGGCGGTCAACAGAATCCTCTGCAATACGCTCAACAGCTAGCACAATTAGAGGCTCAGGCTCTTCAACAGCGCACTCAATCCGAGATTGCCGCAGATCAGGCCAAGGCCAAGTCAGCAATAGAGATCGATCAGGCCAAGGCTCGCCAGAACATGGAAATACAAGCTGCCAAAGTCCAAGCAGAGCTTCAAGCCAAGGTTCAAAAGTTGCAAGCAGAGCTTCAGCTTGAAAGAGAAAAGAACGCAGCCGAAATTCAGATGGAGGCTATGAAGAGTGGACTTTAAAGGCAACATAATGCCCATGGGCCCAATTGACCCAACCAAGTTCTCTGGCCAAACAGCTGTCGCAGGAGCACCTCCCAATGCGGTTTCTCCTCCCAGTCCCGCAGCACCTGCGGCAGACCCGATGATGGAATATTTGAAAAACAAGGTCGAAGAGATCCGAGCAAGAGCCCAAGGACCAAACATGGGTGCGCTGGAGTCTTTCATGTCCGGAATGCCGAAAGGATCCCAAGGTGGCGTATAATGATTAGAAACATTTTAGATATTGCTGGGCAACGAGGTGTTATCTCTCCATTTTCAGATGCTGATTCATATTTGAATGGGCCAGTTAGGCCAGAAACATTCTCTCGCCAGAGCATCTTCATGGATCCTCAAAGCTATCTGGTTGCTAACAATCAACCTATTGACCCACCAGTCTTAGTCGATCCTGGCAAACCAACACAATCAGCTGTGAATCAAGTTGAAGGAAGTGTCTCAAATTTCGTTGAAGATCTGAAAGCTGGAACTGTCGAGCTTGAAAGTGGCAGTGCACTAACAGACGTATTCAGAGAAGGCAAGCTGGACGCGAACAATCTGCCAACTTACAGCAACATAAGAACAGCCATCGATGCAGGGCAGCTCGGCAAACCAGTCAACATTGGTGTTAGGCCAGATTACCGCAGGTATAACTTAGCAGCTCTTGACTCAGAAGGTTATGGCGCAAAGCCATCAGACGAGTCTTTCGAGCCAGATCCTGGAAAGTATCTCAGCTTGAAAGATCGCAGGGATGGTGGTGGTCCTGGATATTCTGGAGATGTTTATGGAATTGGTGGTGGCCGCAGGGCAGATGAGGATGGGGATGGTTACATCACTTTCGCAGAAAATGAGAAGAATCCACTCGATCAAAATTTCTTGACAGGGATGTCTAATGCAGCTTACCAGATGGGCCAGTCAGTTAAGTCTGCCACATCTAATCTTTTCGGGCGGTCTTTCGACGAAGATGATAATCGTGGTCCAGCCAGCTCAATCAATGATCAACAGATGATTGGCGATTTGAGATATAACAGCAAAAGCGATGGCAGCGCATTCTCCGCCCCAGCAGACCCAAAAGGCAATGATGGCGGGTTCACCAGCTTCATGGACAGGTTTGATGGTGGTGGTCCTGGAGAGAGTCGCGCACAAGAAATAGAGCGTGGTGGTGGAGACGGTGGATCCTCCAGAGTCATTTGCACAGAGCTTTATAAGCAAGGCAAGCTGGACATGGATCTTTATCGCATGGACATCGTGTACACAGCCAAGAGACTTTCCCCCATCACAGTTCGTGGTTACCATCATTGGGCAGTGCCGATGGTCGTGCGCATGCGGTCTTCCGCAGCTCTGAGCAACCTTTTCGAATACCTAACAGTGGCCAGAGCCAAAGAGATAGCTCGCATTGTCAAGCCTGAAGAGCACAAACGCACACTCTCAGGATTCCTAATCAAGAATGTGGGTGAGGCAATCTGCTTTGCCATAGGCCTGTTTGTCGAGCAAAAAGACTGGTCTGTCCTTTATAATGGAGAAACTAATAATGGATGATATCGGTGTAATGTCCGACCTAGAGCTCATGCAGGCTTTCCTGCGAGCCAACACTGACATGCAAGCAGAGGCTCCCCCAGAGCTGTCAATGCGCGTCAAAGAGATTATTGATGGTGGCGCACTCAGCGACATGGAGCGCATGAACCTTGAGGCCATGGTCTCAGCAATGCCTTCCGAAGCTGCCACAGGAATGGCCGCAGATCAACAGATGTTTGACGGGATACGCGCTCAACAAGAAGCTGACTTTGCAGAACGCCAGCGCATTGGACCATCAGGCTCGATGAGTGATGCCGAGGTTGCTCGTATGCGCCCACAGCTTCGACCCAGAGGCTCTGGCTCAACAAGCGACATCGAGGCCCAGCAATATAGAAAAATGATGGAATAGGAGCCAACTATGGCTGAAGTCAACGTAGAAAACATGGAAGAAAATGCAGAGCTCTTCAAAGAGAAGATGGGCTTTGCGCACAATGAGTCTGGCTTGGACATGAGCGACGATCAGCTTGTCAACTTCCTTTTGCTTTGTCACCAGATGCAATATGGCATGATGGATGAGGAATACGAAGAAGATGAGGAAGAGTACGAGGATGGCGACGTAAAAGTCAAAGTCATGAAGCTGGGCGGCGGTGACGTCCATGACATGATGAACAAGATCCTCGGAGGCCACTAGTGCCTGTACGCAAGGTCAAAGGAGGCTATCGCTGGGGCAAGTCTGGCAAAGTCTACAAGACCAAGGCTGAGGCCGAAAAACAAGGTCGTGCAATCAGGGCCGCTGGGTATAAGGGGAAAAAGTAATGGCCAAAAAGAAAAAAGGCTTGTACGACAACATCCACGCCAAGCGCAAGCGGATAAAAGCTGGCTCTGGCGAAAAGATGCGGAAAAAGGGTGCCAAGGGTGCTCCAGCCAAAGGCACATTCACCAAGATCGCAGCCGCTGAGAAAAAGAAAAAGAAGGGTAAGAAGTAATGGCCAAAGGAATTAAACACTACTTTAAGAATGGCACTGAGCACAAAGGTGCCACTCACAAGGATGCAAAGGGCAGAGTGATGTCCGGAGCAAAACACACAGATGGCAGCAAATTTTTGGTCCACATGAAAGACCTTTCGGCTACTGCGAAGAAGAAAGCCAGAGCGTGAGTGGTACATGTGTTTGCGTTGTTGTTATATATCGGCCTTGCTGATGATCGTAAGTTGGTCAGCGATGATATGTTGTTTCGCAAACTAGAAACATGCAACTATTACGCAAAAGAAATTGTGAGGCGTTATGGCCACCACACCAACACAAAAGACTTCGGGTTGGCTTATTGCGTTCCCAAGCTGGTTGATCCAGAAAAGGTGAGGATTTATTGATGGCAACTTACAAAGGCAAGAGCGTCTCATTGAACAAGCCTCGCAGGATCGGCAAGGGTGAGACAAGCCACGGCAAAAAGAAATCTGTGGTTTACGTCAAGGATGGCGACAAGGTCAAGCGCGTAACATTCGGCGACCCAAACATGAGAATCAAGAAAAACCAAAAAGGCCGCAGGAGCAACTTCCGATCTCGCCACAACTGCGACAATCCTGGACCAAAAACAAAAGCAAGATACTGGTCTTGCAGGGCATGGTGATTCATGGGTGCTGGTAGCAAGATAGCTCAAGGAGCTTTGGGGGAAGTTATAGACTTCATGTCTGAGCTTAATAAAAGAAAAACAACAGAAGATGCGTCTCCTCGACTTGGCTCTGTCAACCTCATAACAGATGGCAAGATTCCCGAAGGAGCTGTGCCAGCATCATCAGATGAGATGAGAAAATTTTTCGGGATGAATCAAAAGATGATGGACATGGAAGACTTGGGCGTTCTTTTTACAGAAAAGCCAACTTATTTCAGCGACATTGCAGAAAGTCTTTCTTCTAAAGATCTTTCCCAAGTAAATAAAACTTTAGGATCTCAGCTAGAAACTTACAAAATAAATGAAGTCTTGTCTGATCCTAACCAACCTTTGTCAGATAAGTTGATAGAAACTGATGAACCAATAATCGTTTGGGATCCTGAAAAAAATAAAAGATACCTAGCAGACCCATCAGGAGCAAGAGATTATTTCAGACACTGGAGTGAAATAAAAGATGAGTAGATCCTCCATTAAAAAAGTAGCCAATGCAGAGATTCGCGCGGCAAAGAGCTTTCTAGAAAAACGCAAGATCAAAAAGATCAGCCCACGCAAGTTCGCCATGGCAG